TTGTGAAGATTCGCCATGCCACCGGAAATATCAGCCAAGCGCTCGCTAGTTACATCTTGGGTGTCCTTTACGAAAGACGATAAAGACTTACCTAGCGAATTAATGCTCAAGCCGAACGACGACATGCCGTTTCCTTTAACCTTATCGGACGCGTTAAGGTCCGCTATCCTGAACAAGGTGTCTGTTATGCTACTTATTTTGAAAGTTGAGACATTCGCAACGCTGTCACTGAACTTACCAATGCCTGCTCCAAAGTCAGCGAGCGTTTCACCGAACTTGCCAAGGTTAGTACGTCCTGTAATAGCGTCAATGATAGATGTGTTGGACTTGATCTTGTTAGCGAGGTTGATCATCTCCTGGGTTGCAGGGATAATGTTACCTCTAAGCTTACCAAGATCGGCTTCGCCTACCAAATCAACACGTGTCACAAAGAGTCCGTACTTATCGTAAGCAAGGAACGCCGCCATGTTAGCAGCAAATTCGCCAAGATCGGCTGTGCCGTCGATGAACGTCGAGATAATGCCGCTCTTAGGAAGCGCATTTGCAAGGTCAATCATTGCCGACGTAGAGCTCTTGATCATAAACATCTTAGCAAGGACCGTCGGCGAAATGTTAAGGCTGTCGACCGAAGCCATAAAGTCGGTGAACCCGCCTTCGCCGATGAACTCGTTCATGTCAGTTGCAAACGCAGACAAATCTTTAACGCCAGTAAGCACTTGTAGCTTTCCGCCGGTTTTAGGAACAGCATCAGCAAGTTCAGTCATCTTGGTTACAACGTAAGCCATCTGACCGATCTTTTCGCTGTCAAGAGTCTTGTTAGCCAGTGCGTCGTTCATGGCGATTACGGCGTTTGTTAACGGTTCAAAGCTTTCGCTGAAACCACCGAGATCATGACTACCTCTAAGCCAACCCGTAAGGGCGTCCAAAAGGTCTGCACCACAAATAGCTAATATAGCTAGGGCAAGATTCTTAGCATTAGTGACAGTTTGATCGTCAACTGTAGATAGGCTATCTATAAAACCTCCGATGGATTGGCCAAAGCTACTTAAGTGCTCGCCAATTGACGATACCGTTTCGCCAACGCCGTTAAACGTATCTCCGACGAACCCGTCAAGGAAGCCAGAAATAGCGCGACCGATTAACGTACAGCCTTCGACGATGGCATCGCCTGCTCTGCCGCCACCAAGCTGACTTATTTCGCCTAGAGCTCCTAAGCAAATTACCATAGCGCCAAAGAATACCATAGCATTTCCAGCTGCTACTACACCTGCCTGGAATGGAATCTTGGATAAGGTCTCAATAGCAGGAGCCATTAAGCCAAAAGCTACTAATATAGCCGTAATACCTAACGCACTCTTGAGCTGCTCTGTGGAATCGCCCTTCTCAGACAGCAAATATAAAGCAACACTGATGGCCGCAATTGCTGCAGTAAGGCCGAACACTCCCTTAAGGATCTCGGTGAATTTCATCTTGCCGACTTTAGATAGAGCCTCGCCAACAGAGTCAAGTACCATCGACAGTGACTTAGCCGACATAAATAACGCCGCCCAAGGAAGACCTGCTAAGACGTACATGGCTCCCGTAATAACAGCAATAGCTACTGCCATTCCAAGGAAGCCCTTAGATCCACCGTTAGCTCGCTTAGCTGCTTCAGCCATCATGAACATTAACGCCACAACCGCTGCGCCACCTTTAAGAAGCGTACCAGCGTCCATGTTGCTTAACATCTTTATGGACGGAATAAGAAGCAGTAAGGCTAAGGATATACCTAAGAACGCACCAAATGCGCCCTTAGCGTCTCCAGCAGCCTTAGCCGATCTGGCTATCATCTGCATAAATACGAACACAGCTGCTCCGCCCTTAATAAGCGTATGAGCATCCATGGTCGAGAATAACTTAATGGAAGGCGCAAGTAACAGTAATGCAAGACCTAATCCTGCAAATGCTGCTCCAGCTCCCGGACCGATGTTGCCAGCTGCTTTAACGGCCTTGGTCATTAAAATCATGAATACAACCAGAGCACCTCCGCCCTTAACAAGCTGAGGTAAGTCCATAGTTGCTAAGATTTTAGCCGCCACTGCGATAGCCAGCAAGCCAACTCCCAAACCGCCAAAGGCCGTTCCGATTTCCTTCATCTTTCCGTCGGGGATCTGCATAACAGAGAGAGCTGTGATCATGCCCGCCATTGCCGCAAAGCCCACGCCAAGTGCAATACAAGCTTCTCTGAATCGATCTGCAGGAATACTAGCAATTAACCAGATGGACCCAGCTAATATACCAATGGCTGCCGCAATCTTAAGAAACGCGTCATATTTGGCCGAAGCGCTCTTAGCAACTTGGCCGCCGTTCTTTATAAACGTAGCCAGGGCCTTAAGTGTCTTGGAAGCACTCTTACCGACCTTTGACCATCTGAAGACAAATATAGCGATGGAACCGATCAGAGCAGTAATAACGCCACCTCTGAAATCGATCTTATTAAGAACATCTGCCACCTTAGTAGAAAATAAAGCGACTGCGCCTCCTGCTGTTTCTGCCGTAGCCTTGAAGTCTTCGAAGGCTGTACGCATTTTGTTAACAAATCCGGCAAACGGTCCGACTTCTTCCTCTGTGGGAGCTTTCTTAAACCACTCAGATATAGTCGTAAGCCAGGTTGCGAACTTCTCATCGATCTTAGTCTGAACAAGAGTCTTAAGATCGGTGAATGATGTTACGAAGTTCTTAGCAGACTCAGGAAGTTCCTCAAGAAGCGGCAATCTGCCAAGTTTGAGAGCGTTGTAGAAAGCCGTAATGAGTTCCGGAATATCGTGCAAAGCTACCTTGAAGTCTTCGAAAGCGGTTGTAGCCTTCTCGAGCGTTCCGTCTTCTTTGAGTTTATTGTAGAGTTCTTCGGCATTAGTAGCGATCTCTACGAGTTTCTTCTTAATCTCTTCAAATATGTTGCTAAGAATCGGAAGAATAGCTGTTCCAAGTCTGCTCAGAGTGTTGGAAATGCCAGAAATTATGGGTGCCAGAACTGTTGCGTAGAAGTCAGCATCCTTCATGGAGCCAACAAGTCCCTTCAGCTCGTCCCACATTTCCTGAATATGGCCTGCGATCTTCTGAATAATTGGCATTGCGGCCAGAGTATCCTTAAGATCCTTTGCTGCGTTGTAGACACGTACAATAATGTCGGCCAGTGCATTCAGAGAAACCAGTAAAGCTCCTCCGATAAACTTACCGATAGATATTAACGCATTCTTTAAGCCGTCAAAGCCGACAGATTTTGCGCCATCTTTGAATTTCTTAAAGAATTCTACGACCTTACGCTCTGCTTTGCCAAGACCTTTTCTCAGCAACTCAACAAAATCAATCAACGCTTTAAAGGAAACGCCGGTGTCTTTAAGTCTGTCAGACATTTGAGATAAGCGCATTCTAATGCCGTTTAGGACGCCATAGAAGTTGCTAAAGCTCAGTATCCAGCTGTTGAAACTATATAGCTTAGCGCCGATCGTACCGAAAATATCAAGAATGAAGCTCAAGCCTTTTCGAAGAACCTCAATAAGTGATGCTCCCTTGGCAATGGTTCCCCACAGTCCGGAAGCAGCTTTCTTGATGACCTTAACGGTAGACGAAACGCCGAGCAATATCATAGCAAGGTTTCCAACAATAGGGTTCTGTTTTTTAACCTGCTCAGTAATAGCCTCTAAGTTCGTCTTTTGCTCGCCTAGCAGCTCTGCATTCTCAGACAGAACATCGTTAGCAGATAAACCGACAGCCTCGTTATCAGACATTACGGTCTCATAACGCTTCTCACAACCAAGGACTTCGTTAACAGCATTCTGTAGGTTCTCAAACGCATAGCCAGCTTCGTGAAGTCTATCAATTCGTTCCTGACCGTTACCCCAGTCACCGTTGATGATCTGCTGAACTATTTCATTGAATTTCTCCGCTCTTTCAGCGACGTTTCCAACAGCTTCTGCGGTTTCATTTACTTTTTCAGTAACGTTTTCAACCGTCTCTACAGCAGGTTTAATCTTCTCCGTAAAAGCGTTGAATCCCTTAGATATAGCTACTATGGGCGTAGCGTCAATCTTAGGAAATGCTGTTGCGAATGCCTTTGTGATAAGGCCTACATAGTACTTCAGAGTCGTCCAAATATTAGCAATAGATCCGAGTAATGCGTCTCTTCCGCCTGCTTCCTTCCAACCTTTAAGGAACTCATTACGAGCACCGGCGACTTTCTGAATGATGCCGTCGAGTTCGTTGTAAATACCGGTCCAAAGCTGCTTAGACTCTTCGAAGTCACCGAAAATATACTGCCAAGTCTGCATCCATCCAGAGCCCATAGACTCTTTCAGGGTGTCGATCAACTTAGAAAATGTCGTAACCTGGGTTGCCGCTTCAAGAGCTGCCTTACCCAAATCGGTAGTCTCGTCAGTGTACTTAGCAAGCGTCTTGGTTAGAACTTCAGACGTCATCCACTGAGCGGACAAGGAATCGTTAAAGCCCTGAGTAGCGTCGAACGCATCAGAGATTTTGCCCTGCATGTTCTTAGTAGTAGAAACGTACTTGTCGCCTTCTTTACGGACTGTGCCTAATTCTTCTGCTGTCTGAATCAGTTGCTCTTTGAAGTCAACAGTTGCCATGTTGGCATTTTCGATCGATTTCCAGTCAATTAGCTTAACAGAACCAGATCCCAAAGCCTGTCCAAAGTTATACATCGCTCTGGAAGCGTCACTAGCATTGGCACCTGCGAGAGCTGCCACGTTAGCAACACCTTGGATAGCTGTAACTGCCGAATCCAGATCGACACCGGCGTTAGTAAATTTACCGATGTTGTTAGTCATGTCCGAGAAACTATAGATGGTCTTGTCTGAATATTCATTCAGCTCTGCAAGTTTCTGGTTAACCTGATCCAGCGTAACAGGTAGTCCGTCTGCGGTTTTCGCTGAATTTAAAATTGTCTTAACTGAATCCAGGTTAAGCTCGTACTCTTTCCAGCCATCTGTAGGAGCCTCGGTAATAGCTGCGCCAATCTTCTGACCCATATCAATAGCAGCATTAGTAAGGCGCTGCATTACTGTTATGCCAACGATGCCGAGGTTAGAGAATCTGGCGTTAAGCTGTTCAATACCATCTGCAATGTGACTTAGGTCTACGCTCTTAGCGCTCTTAGACAGGTTCTCAAGGCCTTTACCAGCGTCCTCCATCTTGGTGGATTCTTTAAGCTGTTTGAGGGTAACTAAGCTTTGGGCGACCTTCTGCTCGAAGTCAGAGTTGTCAAACTTCATCTCAACAATCTTCTGTTCTAGTTCTTTATTCATAGCTTAGTCACCTCCTCCCATAGAGCTTTGGCAAGATCGTCGAAGATCGGACGAATTGCAGGTTTGATGTAATCTATTCCTTGGACGTATCCTCCGGTTCCTGTACCGTGTCCGTACTGTATTAACAAAGCAATGGGGACCCCGTTGTTCACGTTAGAATTAGTCCACGTGATTGTAACGACGTCCCTTGCTTTTGTAATCTTATAGTCCCAGCTTGCTGCTGTCTTACCGGTATCGACGGGCGTTGCCTTAGACAAAGCATCAACACCGAGCTTACCGTACTTATCTAACACAGAATCGAGATCCAGCTTACGGAGTTTCTTAAGAAAACTCTCAGTTTTGCTGAAATCTCCCTTCTGCTTAAACTGTATAATAGATGCCATATCAGCCTCTTTGCTTCATCTTAGCGAGCCTCTGCCTGTTAATTTCAGCCCTTCTGCGATCCATTGCGGCCTTATCCTTCTTAGACGGCTTAGAATTCTTCTTAGAACAGATCTTGATAAGCATCAGAAGTCTGTTAATGTGCCACTTCTCAAACTCAACTGGAATGTTATACGCGATCATCCAGTAGTAGATCAGTTCAGAAGAAACCAGTTCGTGATGTCCGCCTGAGTTAGGTTCGTAAACCGAAGAAGCCGTCATGGGATCATTCATGTATCGAACAATCTCATCAATGTTCTCCTGACTCAGAGCATAGTAAACGTAATCAGGCACGTTCTTGTTGATTGTCATGCAACGAACGTAATCAATCAGCTCGTCGGCAGTCTTGTTAGGAGTCTCGAGGTACATCTTGTGCCATTTTGACTCCCATTTTGAAATCGACACAAGTGAGTGCTCGAGAATCAGAGTCTGCGGATCTGTATAATAGAAAGTTCCGGTAGCCTGGTTAAACAACTCAACTGCTTTTACATGGATCGGAAGAGGCATGGCACGTTACCTCAGTTCAGAGGAGTAGCGACTCCGTCTACCGGAGCTCTTCCGGGGCCTGCAACAACCTGAGTGCCTGCCTGAGGCTTCGGAATGATTGCGTTGCAGAAAGCTGCCGCTGCGTCGGAGCTGCCGATCAGTTCCATCATCAGCTTGTCATAAGCCGGACACTGAACGAATCTCTTAGTCTGCTCGGGATCCTTCTCAAAGGACTTGCCGTCAAGAGACTTAATACCATACGAACTCTGAACAATCTGCTCAAAGTAGGTATACAGTGTAGGCATGTCCTGCTCAGCAATGATGCGGTTGTAGAACTCCTCAAGTCCTCCCTTGGTTGTGAAGTTCATTCTCATGATCTCAGCTTCGGAGAGGTTGAAATAGAAATCCTCTTCTCTCTCAAGTCCGTTGTAATCTGTGTACTTAATTCTCTTTTTAAGCATGTCTCTTTCCTTTCTTTAAGTAAAAAAATAAAGGCCCCAGTTTTTGTCCAGGGCCTTTTAACGGATCAAATATAGCGATCAGGTTGTCGGTTCCCAGGCATGGGTCTGCTCATTGTACGTAAGGCCAAGAAGTCCGAAGACCTCTTCAGGCGTAGGCAGCTCGGGCTCATCCTGCTCAGTGCCGAACAGCTTGTTCTCAAGAGCCGTCAGCTTAGTCTTAGCCGCCTCAGCCGTGAACAGTGTGGAATCGATAGTAAGCTGGGCGGTGTTCTTGTATCCCTGGACCGCGATCGGAGTGGTCGTAATCTCGAAGGAGAACGAACCTGCCTCGGGACTGTCGTTGACCGTGTTGTACTGTTTCTCAGAAGGAGACGCCGTCGCGCCATAGATCAGATGAAGCTTATAGCCGTAGTCATTGGTGAGAAGATCGTTACCAACGAACGAACGATAAGCAAGGCCGAAGGTCTTTCTGGACTGCTGGCCGATGACAACGCCGTCCATGACGATCGCCTCACCGTTGCACTCTGCGAATTCCGGAGGATAAGCGTAGCACTCGATCGTAGCGCCGAATTCCTCTGCGGATCTCAGATCCAGGTACTTAATGTTGTCTGCATAAATCGGGTTGGAGTCTGCGCCAGAGGGAGACTCAGAGATCGAAGAAACGCCGTTCCATGCGACGCCGCCGACGTATTTCTTCTGAGTATTGGGTTTATAAAGGGCTACGTGGTCGACACCAGTCTCATACTTGTGCTCGCCGATAGCATCCCATACAAGTTTAGCCATATCATTACCTCCTTAGGTATAGATGGTGAAATTGGAATGGTGTAAGTTGTCTGCCACAAACGGAGCCCCTTCGTTGCCGTAATCGAAGTTGTCCAGAAATGTGTCAAACAAACTAAAATCAGGATCTTTTGAAATTATCTGTACGTCCCATGGATACCAGACGATGTACCTCTTGTTATCAGCGTAACGAGGAGACGCTGGATTTCGCTTATAGACGATACAGGGATAATTCATGTGAATGGTGGAAGGGGGATCGTGGTATACATTGCGCGATCCCAGAATTGTACAAAGTTTCTCATGAAGAGCTAAACGATTCCGTTCCCGCATTGTAAATATCTCCTACTTCCAATACGAGGCGAGGCAGACGGAGCGTAACGGTCGATACAGACCATTGGTGCCCCATCCACTCTACGCATCGTATCTGTGTGAAATTAGCCAAAGAAAAGGAGTCCGCAATAATCTCGAGTTCGTTGTTAACTCTCTTATCGTCGTTGATCTTACTGCCGGGGGTCCATTTGGTTATGAATCGCTTCCATTCGCCCTTATAGGGTTTAACGATGGTGTATTCCTTCCAATTGCCGGGTGCTTCAGGATCTTCCTGCTGAATTACGAACGTGACGTTACCGTAGAACTTCATTGTGGACTCCTTTTACTACCATTTTGAACTGATCAGGTTGTTGCCTTGGTCAGTCTGATCGCGCTGAAAGGCTTGGTCAGAGCGCCGGAGCATCTGGTCTCGATCAGGTACTTCATCTGGTTGACATCGATGTCGAAGTCGTCGAACAGAGCAACAGCGCCGCCCTTGTCAGCACCGTAGCTGTAGTCAACAGGATTAACGATGACACCAAGCAGCTCAACGCCGGTCGTCTGATCGTAATCGGTTGTGTCAACATGGAAGCCTTCCATAACTTCAACGGTGACAATTCTGGAGACACGAAGTCTGGTGCAAAGCTCCTGCTCAGAAGCATAGAGGAAGTGGCCGATGCCATCTTCGATCAGCAGCATAGCTGTAAGAACGTCTTCAGTAGTGAAGAGGATCGGGTTGCCGGAACCCTTGTAGTTCTTACGAGCCTTGATCGCGGATACGATGAAGTTCTTAGCCATCTCCTGCTCATTCTTGCCGGGATCAACTGTTGCACGGATGGTGAACAGCGGAACATCTGTAGCAATAGGCCTGATGTGATCCTCAGAGATCTTGTCATCATCGGATGCAAGTCTACCGTCGCCGATAAGGCCTGCTCTCGCGATTTCCTCATCCAGCTGGCCTCTCATCTCGCCCTTGATCCATGCGATAACGTCGAAGTCGACGATGTCGATGGTGTCGTCTCTGTCCATCTTCTGTTTCTTGTAGATGGTCTGGGGATCGGTTGTTCTCTTCAGAAGGCTGAAGACCTGCTCTTTCTTGGTGTTACCCTTGAGATAACCTCTCGCTCTCGCCTGCTCGCCGGTAAGATCTGCGAACTGGGACTTAATGCGGGAGAAAGGAAGGTGATGAGCACCATTCAGGAATACGCTCACCCAGCCGGTGTCTCTCTTGATCCATTCCGGAGGAGTGTTCAGGGACTTATACTCCGGGAAGAGCATGTCAGGATCGCGGAAACCGTAAGTCTGGTTTGCTGTAGTCTGGGAAGGACCGGTCATGCCTTCCATAGGAACTGTCATAGCGTGAGTAAGCTCACCGTTCTCGATCATCTGGGACACGGCCTCTTTGTAAGAGCCGACCTTCTTAGCTGCGGAATGAATGAGAGTCATGTCAACCGGAACCGCACCGGTATAAACGCTGTCGGAAGCGCCATTGAATGCGTTGTGTTTCATATCGGATCCTCCTTCGGAATCTTCTTCGTCTTCATCGTCATCTTCGTCACCAGCGCCTTCAGCGGCCATTCCGACCAGCGCATAGAGAGCTTCCTTCTGCTCATCTGTCATGGTGTCTACGATCTCACCGATGGTCTTTTCTTTCTTTTCAGTATCAGCCACGGGTTTTTCCTCCTTTGGTTCTTCATCTGCATGGCAAAGCTCAATGGGCTGATCGGAATAAATCTCAGCTGAGAACAGGCCGTCCTCGTCACCATGAGTAAGAACTTCCTCGATGTAAGCGCCGGGGTTGGCACCTGCGAGAACAAGACTTACTTCGCGAATCATTCCGTGCAGCACATCTCCGCCAACCTGCTTGAGCTGATTAGCATAGATGGACAGAGATACAACGTCGCCATGTTCGACGCACTCCTTACCATCTTTTCCCTTCTGCGTGCTGTTAAACGCACAATGCGCAAGAACGCCATCAGAGACATTCTGCAGATCGGCGTATCCGATAACGTTGGACACGTCGTCATGCTGGTGATTCCATACAAGAGGGACTCTCTTGCCGTCACAGTCTTTGAAAGCGTTCTTTCTAATTACTCGTCCGTCAGAGCACTGCAGATCATTACGCGTGGCATAACCCACGAAATCGTACTTTACTGCCATTTTGACGTTCTCCTTTATTCAGTTTTAGTTAGACTGGTTTGTCTAAATTAGCGTTGATTACTGCTGCGCCTAATGGATCAAGTGCAGTTCCGGTAGAGGTAACTGCTCCTCCACCTTGTTCCATAGCTCCCGGCGGCATCTCTCCGTGCTGACCCATCTCATCAGGTGACTGATTAAGGTTAGCGTTGACCAGCATGTCCGCCTTAGGATCGTCCGAAGGCTTCCAACCGATAACCGACCTGATCTCGTTCGAAGATGCAATCTCGTTACGAGTAAACTTATCGGCAAGCTCAGCAAGATCCTTAATAGGAATTAGCTTGAATGCGTCTCTGTAGAACCGAATCGCTTGACCCTGAGTTCTGGCCGTCGGTGTCAGGAACTTACGCTGCATTTCAAGCGCAAACGCAGAAAGAACAGGCTCGATCGTATTGTTGTAATAGTTGATCATAGTCTGTTCGTCAGCGGTTCCGTTAAGGATGGTCTCAGTGATACCAAGCTGCGAGTACAGCATAGTCGTGAGATCCTTAACTTCGGTCCATATGTTGTTTTCGATTGATCGGTTAAGCTGGGTGATCTTCTCGGTACCGTCTGTGTAAGCGATACCGTACTTAGAACCGGCAAGCTGCATTTCAATGTCTTTTCGACGTGCTTCAGCCTGCTGGCGGCGTGCAGTAGATTTGATTACGTAAGGGAGCTGAATGATAAGGTCCAGTTTGCCGGACGATGACTGCTCATCTACGTAGTCAAGTAGATTTAATTTTCTGATGAGTCGTTGTAGAGTGCTGTTCGGTTCGTTCATGACCGAGTAGAAAGGGTTCTCGACAATAGCTGCCGATTCCTTAGGCCAGATCAGGTCGTGTTCCTGTCCGGTATCCTGATTGTACACTCTGACTCTTATGTGATGCGGAAACCATTCCAGAATCTTACCGGTTCGAAGAGTTTCGATTCTGTAAGACTGGGAAGTTAGTGGATTCCCGATAGTATCTGTGGGAATGATCGCAACCACGCCTTCGTCAAACATTGAATGAACAGCATCCTGAATGAACGCTCTTCCGGTTTGATCGAGGTTAGCGCTAAGGGTGAGGCACTCGTTAAGTCCTGACTTCATGACGTCTTTGTATCTACCATTCTCGTCAAGTTTAACATGCTCCATCGTTACCGCTGCACAGTCAACCGCAATGCGATTAAAGACATTGGTTACTATAGATCGTTCGTTTCCGCTTCGTATCTTATAGCGATCAGGTCGGTAAGTATAAGACCTGCCGTAATCCCGGATAGTCGGGTCCCTCGGATTTCTGAAAGCGTTCCAGGCATTCTGGAGCCGCTGAGTTAGTGTTGGCATAGGCGGTTACCTCCTACGGCTTGATTTCACGCTATACTGATTCTTCTTATATGTGTAAGGATTATAGTTGCCACCTTTAGCCTCGCTATATTTTCTTCCGGACAGCTCGAAGTAATGATCTGAGTTCCACGATGCGTCATTTCTAAGTTTTCTATTACGATAACCAACTGAATAAGCACCGCTAGTAGCCGAACTCAAGCCCCCGGGTATGCCGCCAACAAGGATTCCGCTTGTGATCAAGTTCTGTCCGCGTCTAGTAAGACCGAGGGTCTTTGCTGACGAAACCGTATAGCCTTTTGAGCTCGCTTCTTTAATTAAGTCACGGCTAAGTTTTTTAGCTGCTTCATACGTTGCCGCCTGCTTACCTGTGATCTCTTTGTATTTCTTAGAAGCTTTTTCGTATTTGCTGGTGATCTTGTCGTATTTTGCCATATTTCCTGAATCAAATGCCTTGTCTGATTTAGTCAACAGCCTAGACATTTTACGATAACCAGAATATGAGCTCACCTGCCTATCGGCATCAACATCTGCAGCAATACTGTCCAATCTATTAAGAGCCTTCTGATAATGTTGCGAACCACCTTTTGAAGCAATGGCTCTAGCTCTCTGAATTCTTCTGCCGTCTTGTCCGTAGCTACCATCAGAATATCTGGTAGTCTTTCTAACGCCCCACCGCATACCTTTAACACCGAAATGATACAATTCGCTCTGGCAGGAAGGCGCCCAAAAATTATTGTCCATAATTACCCCCTCACATACGTAGCGGCATACATTGCTCTGGCATTAGCGCGAACCTGCCTAACCAGCTCTTTACCGATCTCCTGGTTCTCTTTAGTCATGGAAATATTAGCCTTCTTATAGCTCTTCTCCATCTGCTCGTACCACTTCTTGCCCTTAACAGCTGCCTTATTAGCCTTGAACTGAGCCTTAGACGCTTTCTTAAACGCCTTCTCGGCAGAACGCTTGGACGTAAATAAAGAATTAGCTTTGCGCTCGGCCTTATCAAACTTACGATCTGCTTTAGCCTGCTGCTTCTCGTAACGTGCGTTAAGCTTCTGAAGTTTTTTTGATGACTTACGCACAATCTCTTGTTTTACTGAGTCAGACTTTCTTCTAGCACGCTCACTATCGTCAAAGTTTTGTTTAAATGTTTTTTTACTTTTTAAATCGCGTGATCTGAGCGTTGTAATCGGCTTTGCGTTGATTAATGCTTGCTTTTTCGGATCATGAGAGTTTGCTGACATCGCCTGTCGTCGAGCCATCTCGGAAGATTTAGCATATTTGGCATCATATTTTCTAGCCTTATGTACACCCCACTTCATTCCAAGAACGCCGTAATGATAAAGTTCACCCTGCTCAGAGGGTTTCCAAATTTCGCTCATGTCTTTCCCTCCTATAAATTTTTAGACGTTCCGTCGCTAAACTGTACCTTCAATCTACTCTTTTTCTTCTTAGGCTTTTTGGCTTTGGAAGTTTTACTCTTAATCTTTGACATGATGCTTTTAAGAGTCTTTTTAGCGGAACTCCGATCCCATTTCTTCTGCCAAGCTGGTTTACGTGCTTCCATTATTTCCTGGTATCTCTTATAAGCAGCATCGGCCTGCTCTTGTTCAGAACGTTCCTGTGATTCGTCATACCATTTAGGACCACCGTTTTCATCAGTAGGAAGTGAGCCTCCGGTAATTTGCGCTTCGTTCGTCTGGGCATAAACGTGATTCTTCCACTTCATACCTTTAACGCCGTAGTGGTACAGTTCGCCTCCGGAATGGTATTCATGAGGCATCCATCTGTTGTAACTCATTCGAATGCATCCTTATTAAGTTTGTAAGCAACGAAAGCGTCCATCATAGCTGCGACGTTATCGATCTTGTCTTCGCGTCGAGTCTTGTCTAGCTTTCTATTACCGTTGGTGTCTTCTCTCGTTATGCTGTTAGCCATGGCGAATTCCATAAGTTCTTCGTCAAACAAAAGCATCCGCTCCCCAGCAAGCTTCTTCAGCTCACCCAGAGGAACGGATTCTGTTCTGGCACCCTGTATAACTTTAACAATACCGAAAGGACCGTTTTCCAGTTCCCATCGGTTTACGAATTCTTTGGCGTTGTACGGATCGTAGCCGAAACAGCGTACGTCGTACTTGTGTTCTTCAATGAACGAATCAAGATCGTCGTAAACTTCCATCATGTCCAGCACAGCGCCTTCAAGAACTACTAAACTTCCCTCAGCCAAGAAGTTGTCGTACTTCTCTCGCATAGCCAAAGGAAGGTTGTGATAGGTCAGATCCGAAATATAGCTTCGAGTCTTGATTCCGAATTGACCTGAAGGTAGAGGAAACAAGAATGTGAATGCACAAAAGTCATCACCCTGCGAAAGATCTGCTCCCATAGCGCACGGCATCTCCCAGAAGTCCCGTTTGCGCCTGTGTCTAATTGTTTCCTCGTACGTGAAGAAGTATGTAAAGCCCTCCATAGGAAGACCAAACCTCTTCGCTAAAATATCGTTACGAGCAGCCGGTGCATTCTCCGCTCTCTCGACCTCTGTCTGGTATGTCTCATACGAAACGGTGATTCCGAGATTGGGATTTGCTTTAACCCACATGTTGGGGTCGGCTACTTCGGTTGCATCATCTAACTTGTACCACCAAATGGAGACATGATCGTTGACGTAATCCCCTTTGAGGATCTTCATTAGTTCCATTTTGATGGTATCGCCACATCCGTTACGAACCGTACCTTCCGAAGAAGTCGCGATGATCAGCCAGTCGTCGATCTTAGCCGCGCCCTGCTCAATAGCACCGACAGGATCCTCTCTAATGTCACCAGACAGCCATTCGTCGATGGTGTTCATCTTGGATCTCATACCTTGAAGCTTGTCGATTCTCATAGGGCGAATCTCAAGAAGAGATCCTGTGATGAAGTTCTCGATTCCCTTCTTGGTCGATGCCAGCTTTACTCTATTTGCTTTAGAACCGGTAGTATTCTGCAAAGAGCCATCCGTTAAGAACGTGAAGTAGGGGCCTTTCGACCTTGTGATGGCTGTTCGAATTGGCGATAGAATCTCGTCGGCCTGCTTCATAGTAGGTGCCGTCGTGATCTGATATGTTGTAGAAGTGTCTACAGTAAGCGCATAGGCTTGGTGACAGGAAGCGTACAAGGACTTAGAGGCCCCTCGTCCAACTATAAGAAACTGCTTGTTGCGCAGCCTTCTCTTGACTCGCTTCTTGACATAACGTCCTCTGGTTCCGTGAATGCCTGGCTGCCAGACTCTCTTCTCAAGAAAGTAATACCAGCCCCAGACGTCTTCACCCCAGAGCTTGAACGAATCCAACAAGTGTAAGTCTGAACCATCTGTTAAGGTAAGCTCCTGTTCACAGAATTCGATCCAGCCTTCTACTGCTTTGTCATCGTAATAGTAATCCGGGTTTGCGATCATAGCGTCGATGCGGTTCATCTGCATTTCGATCTCTCTGCAAACCGGAATCTCTCCTCGTAAGACTCGATCTCTGAAGATGCCGTAATACTTAGGCGTTGCTGTGTTTGATATCATTATTACTTACCGAAAGCCTTCTTCCTTTTCTTGTCGACTTCCTTCTGGCGAGCCGATTCAGCCTGAGTGTCGGCAACTGTCTTACGAGTGTCTGTTACGATCTTGCTGGGTTCTGAGGGTTTGGCTGAAAGTCTCTTAACAGTAGATTCTCCAAAGCTTAGAGTCTGCTGAGAGTTATAGGAAACCGGCTTATCTGTACCGGACTTGAAGCCAGAAATTACACGCTTGCCGGTATCAACAGCTTCTGAAGTCGGCTTAGGGCTGTCAGCCTCTCCATCAGGATTCTTATAAGCAGCTTTGCCTCGTATAGAGCTTGGAGTCTTCTCGTAGGCCTTCTGAGGTTTCTCAAAATCCTTAGGATCCGAGTTGTCATAACTGGCGTTCTTCTTAATATCGTCTTTGCTACGGTACGTGCCGTCGACAGGAGTGTTCTTGGCCTTATCTTGGTTAGTGAAAGGCTCAGCGCCATATGCTTTCTTACCAGCTTCCTTAGTAGAAATCAATTTAAGGCCCTTTGCATAATCGTCAGCGTTGAGATTATGCTCTTTCTGAACCCGATCAAGCTCTGTAATGTTAGTTACCTGGGTAAGAGCTCTGTTCTTCTCAGCCTCTTTAATGGATTTCTTAGCATCCTCAGCGTCCTTGTCACGTTCACCATTAAACGCCTTATCGAGCTTGGTGAAGTTCTCCTTAGCCGTAGCTATCGTGTTAGCATAACCACCGACTTTCTGGACGATGCTCATGCCTTTGTCAATCGTATCCCAGACGGTCTTCTGGTTAGCAGCGACCATGTCGGATAACTTCTTCTCATTTTGAAGTCTGAGGAACGCTCTGGAGTACTCCTCGTTAGTCAGCTTACCTTTGAACTTAGCAAGGTCTTCGATGGAACCAGATTCGATGGCTTTCTTCTTCTCAGCCTCGAAATTGGCATTTGCCTTGCGAGTTGCCTGAGCTTTCTTAATGGCTTTGGCCTTAACCTTAGCGGCTTTCTTCTTCTGACGTGCGTCGCCGATGTCCTTAAACCGCTGCTTGACTTTCTTAGCGGCTCCGATCACTTTACCGCCAGCGACTTTCATGCCCTGACGATAAGGCTGGAATCTACGTACGCCCCACTTCTGACCTTTGATGCCGTGATGCTCAAGAAAGAATTCATCCTCAGCCAGACCGGTGAAGATTTCCTCAGGCGTAAAGGACATGGCGTGTTCGAATGCAGCGCCGTTGCGTCTCTCTGCGTCAAGAATCTGATTAACTCTTTCCTTGCCGGCTTTAATACTGGCCTCCATAGCTCTGACCTCTTTTTCGTCAGCGCCATCAGCTTTCATCTCAGCTAGCTTCTGTTCGTTCTCGCTGATCTTCTCTTCAAGCTCGTCGACATTCTCAACGGAAGCTCCGCCACCCGGACCTCCGGAAGCTGCTGCAAGCTCGGCAGGAGCTCTACGTACGCCCCATTTCTGTCCTTTGACGCCATGGTGCACAAGATCGTTAGGAGTCATCTGTGCGGCTGCCATTAAAAACTCATCAGTCATCGATGTCCTCCCATCCAGGATCAACTGAGTAGCTGATACGACTTTCCATCTCAGCCAGCTCGTCCTTCATTTGTGTCACTAAAAAAGAATTAGCGGGAGGATCAAAGAGTAACTTGACCTTCCGCTTTACATACTCGGGAACTATAGAAGAAATATAGGGATTGTCTGTAAAGTCTTCCCATGTAGCTGTCTCATCAGTTACAATGAAGGGCCTTGCAGAGCAACCCAGCTGGAATAGTGTGAAGAACGCGGTGTTGATGTGACCGCATAGTTCGTTGTTGTAGACGTCGGCCTCTTGTGGGACCTGGCAATAATCTTTCACAGATTCGAGAATGTACGCGTCTGTCATTGTTAAGTCCTCCAAGGGCATGTATCATACGGCTTGCGCTCGACAACCGTAGGTCTGGTTTGTTCTGCATAGCCGTAGTGAATGATTTGGTGAGTATCGTAACTCACGGTTACTAGATTGTTCGGGTCTAACACGCAGTCAGCCCGGTTGAGAATATCTTCTTTTGTGATTGGGTTCAGATGATGGACAAGAATCTTGTACTTGTAGCCGTGTGGATGGATCTCGTGGTCAGGATGAGCCAGATCGCAAGACTGATCGCGTATGATCACGTCTCTTCTGACCTTCTTCCACTCGGGCATTCTGTAAAGAAGCTGGTTCAAATATCGGTCGTAGCCGAAAGTCTCCTTACCGACTTTGCCGTAGGTCTTACAGTAGTCGAGCCTGGACTCGAAGTCGGGGAGTTGGATCAGCTCAGTATAGGTCCTCGTCTTCATCGTCATTTGCTCCTGAATATCGTTTGAAAGCTGCGATAGCGTTAGCGAACATCTCTTCGTTACGCTGCTGCAGTCTTAGGTTCTCTGTCTTAGCCTTGACCAGCTCAAGTTCGAGCCTGGTCTTCTCGGTTTCGTTGCGATTCTTGCTGGAAGCCATGCGAATGAACTGTACAAGCTCCTGTCCTGAGGCAGTTCCGTTAAGAATCCGGGTTTCCACGAGATCTAAGGCCATAGATATCAATT